GCAAGTTGCTCTTTCAAGAACTCGCGACGATGAATGTAGCGCCGAGGATTATGACTTAGTTGTCGTTCCAGTGCTCCGTCTCGCAAAGCTCGACTCTGCACTTCCACTCCAACCCTGGTCCATTATAACAGATAATATCAAGTTAATATATAACAATGAAAACCCGGCGGAATCATCGTAAGACGACCACGGGACGTCGTAGACGAGTTGTGAAACAACAACGGGGTCAAACACGTTTCCATCATAGAAAAGGGACGGTGACTTCAGGACGACGACATAAATTTTTTAAACGAGGGGGTGAGCCATCCCCTAACACTCGAATATTTGATACACAAACATCAAGAAAATTTGGTACATATGACAATGGTACATATTTACAGTCATTATCGCAAATTCGAGACGACCAAATACAAAAAGCGCAGGATGCCGCGGCTGCTCAGGCAAAACAACTTGAAGAAAAAGCAGCAATACTCAATTACCCAGAGGTGGATCAGTTTGTTCAAAATATTAAAACATCTAGATTTGTAACAGGTTATTTGGGTGATAATGTAAAGTTCAGCATACTAAAATTACCGCAAAAAAGGTTTTCTTATAGTGATGTTAAAGATAATAAAAAACAGATTCCAGTTAATATAAATGGTGCAATGTTTTATGTAAGTTTTAATGGTTGTAATGTAAATATTTATGTTGACGGTACACTATATGGACGTGTTCAAATAATTACAAGTAATGAGAGAGTTATTGATACAGAAACTGTTTGTAGTAATCAATTAGCCAATGCAATTATATTAGATTTAAAATATGCTCAACAGAGTTAATCCCCAACTAATTATTATATCCCATATTATTATACATATCAATCAACAATGGTGATGAATTTTACTTTAGGCGGGGGTGTAAAGGGAATGGCCCCTCTGCTGCCCGAAACTACGGTGGTCGTGTTCCCGCTGCAACTCCTTTTCGTGTTGTGAACAATGCCGGTGATTATCTCTCACGTGAGTATTACACATCGGGTGGATCGAACCAGGTTACAAGCGCGAAACAAAGTATCACTTCTGGTTGGCGCGGTTTAGCGGGTGGTGTCCATGTGAGTTCCGACGGAACGGGCATTCCCTCCGCTACATGCAACACCAAGTTCGTTTATGATGGATCCGACTACACTCGTTTTCGTAAGCAGATGGCCGTGAACCGCAATTATAATGACGCTGGGTTTGGTGGCGCGAATAATGCCGCTCAGTCGGCGATTCGTGCGATTCGTCGCCGGTAATTTAGCACCGCAATCGCTTACATACATCATGCGTAATATTATATAGGAATATACTAATACGCATACTTATTCGCTCCCTTACATGGCAAATCCAACCTATCGTACAATCAATATGCCCGAACAGTTCGGGCCTTCTGCTGCAGACACGTTATTCGCGATGAATCGCGCGTCTTATCTACGCACGGCTGGAGCAGTCGGTGCAGATGATACCAAATATAACGCGATCCTCAATAAAAAAACGAAAATATACACATCGACAGATTCATCATCATATATTCAATCGCGTCGGATTCACTCGATCGGATATAGTTCAACTCGCGCTCCTTTAGGCGATACATTATCGTTCAAAAGTCCGGTTCTCCAAGTCCAAAAAGACGCGCTTCGTCGTTGCCGATCTGGCGGTTGTGTTGCACCAGCCAAAAAAGGTGCAAATCATTCGTTTCATTCTGGGCGGTAGTGTTTTTATCCTAATCCTAATCCCAATTTCATTTAGGATAAATCTTTTTTTATTAAATTATTGTATAACACGCAAGAATTTTCAATGTTGAATAAGTATTTAGTCGAGTTCCTCGGAACCGTCTTTTTCCTCTATGTGATTATCGCTACTGGTAACGCTATCGCTATCGGTGCTGCTTTAGCGGTTGCAATTATGCTCGGAGGTCACATTTCCGGTGGACACTTCAACCCGGCTGTATCAGTGATGATGGCGGTTGCTGGAAAGATCACCATGTCGGATGCTCTTCCTTACATCCTTGCCCAGGTTGCCGGTGGTCTTGTTGCTCTTGAACTCCACAAGCGTATCAAGATCTAAATATACATACTAAACAGACGCAATCAAGATATAATATCACTCTGTCAGAAGTGTTATTATAATTATTATAGTTAATATTATAAAATTGGTATATTATAATAGAACAGGATACAATTTAGCAGTTCTCAATGCCTAGTATTGCTAATATAACGAGACAATACGCAAAAACGAAACAGAGAGGCGGCGGATTATTTGGTATAGGAGATGACGATAAACCGGCGGAGTCACCTGCAGCGACACCGGCAGCGACACAGGCAGCGACACCTGCAGTGACACCGGCAGCGACACCTGCACAACCAGCAGCTGAGCCAAAATCAGCAGAGCCAACGGCATCCCAGGAACCTTCATTTCTTGATAAAATATTTAAACCAACTCCAGATAAAGACGCACAAATTGTACCAGAAGGTAAAACAACTGAACCAGGTGCTGCAGCAGTCGCAGAACCACTAGAAACTGAAACGGAAGAAACAGCAGATGCGTCTGCTGATGGTGAAAAACAGGGTAAAGATGAATCGGCATTAGATAAATTAAAAAAACTGTTTATCGGTAACAAAAAGGAAGATGAAGAAAGCGAAGAAAGCGAAAGCGAAGAGAGCGGAAGCGAAGAAAGCGAAAGTGAGGAAAGCGGAAGTGAAAATGCGGTTCCTGCTCCTGCAGCAGCACTTACTGCAGCTGCGGCCACTACAGCAACTGCGAACGTGATAAGCGAAAGCGGAAGCGAAAGCGGAAGCGATGCAAGTGACGATGAACAAGATGAACTTACATTCAAAAATTTCGAACGAGAAATACAGACACTTCGTGATAAATATGACAAACTAAAAGAAGAAAATAGACGATTGAAGTCTGAAAAGAAAGATGAATCTAATGGAAAAAAGGATAATAGTGAATTTTCAAAGATTATTGCATCATTCTTTGCAATTGAAGGATCTGTCGCACAGTTGAAGCTTTCATTGAAAAAGCACGCAGATCAGAATGGTTTTCCTGTGGATGGTTTAGGTTTAGATGATGCAGAATCTGAATTACCATCTGAACCTACACCCGCACCGGAACTCGAACAAGTAGCGGCACCAGAAGCAGAAGTACCTCCCCCTCAAGATAATAATGCAGCACTTGCTGCTGGTGCAGGCGCAGCTACCGCTATGGCAGCGGCTCCAATTGTAGCAGACCAACTCGCAGCTACAAGTACAGAAGCATCTGCAGAAATGCAGGCAGCAGGTATTCCAAGTGAAACGACGAATAATCCACCAGAGGCTGCACCGGCTATACCAGAATTAGATTCAAGTTCTGAATCTGGTTCGGACTCTGGTTCTGAATCTGATCTTGAAGAGATTCCAGTGAATCAAGAACAACACCAGTCAACCGCGACAGCAGGAGCAGCAGGAGCAGCCGATATAACTGGAATGCCGGCGCCGGTAAATAGTGAACCAGCAGCAGCAGAAGAAGGAGCAGCCGCGGCTACAGCATTAGAGCAACCTGTAATAGGAGAATCACAACCAGCAGCCCCCGCAGCACCTGCCCCTGGGACAACCATTGCAAACAATGGGTTATTCAGTGGTGGAAAAAATCATTACTTGCAGAGCATGAAGAAGAACAAGACCCATCGTCATCATAAACGACGCAACCGTCACCAAACATTACGTAAATAAATATAATGGTCATTGTGTATGAATACACGTCAACGCGTGTCTTCATACGATTACTTTTTCTTTGTGTATAACAATTTATACAGCAAATATAGCAAAATAAACGTTAAACTATAGTAATAAATTTGTGACATCGGATCACCACTTACATCTGAATAGTCTTCATTACTGCTATTTTCATTTCGTTCCATTAATTTCGATAACTTCTGGATCATTTCATCATACATTGATGGTTCTTCATGGTTATCTTCAAACACCATTGGATGATTATAAAATGACCCTACATTATTATTATGGCGTTCTAGGACCTCTTTTGCATCCAAACGTTCATTATCGTCATTGTTTTCGCCGCGACTATCTTTATCACCTTTGTTAGCATTATGCCGCTGAAACTTGTCATAATATAATCCGGTCATCGGCGACGATTTCGATGAAGCTATGTTATAACTTAACGGGCTTCGATGTGATTTGTCGTATGCTACACCCGAAGAGCCCGCTAAACTGGCCATGTCATCGAAACCGTCTCGATTCGCTTTCGGACATCTTCTTCCAGAAGCAGGATTGTAACCGTTTGGAAACCAACACGGATTCATTTCTACCATTTCAACAAGCGCAATATGGCGTCGCTCACTTCGTTTAACGTTATCATTATCGACAGTTGTCAATGTAACTTCCGCGCAGTCGGGATATGTTCCGGCAGTAAACCCTTTGAATAATTGAACTGGGTTCAATGCACCTAAATTTCCGAGAGCACCAGGAATCAACCCACGAAGATCATCAAATGTGCGGCCATCAGAACCACTCGCAATAAAAGGGATTGTGCCATCGGGAATATTATTTACATAAATCCAACGTTTTACTTTCTTTTTTTCGCCCTGACGCTTTTCTTCGCGTTGTTTCTTTTGTTCATTCAATGCATTTTTCTGTTTGGTCGCTTGATCTGCTGTGATTTGTTTTGCGTCTTCTTTGTCTTCAACTTCTTTGTATGCCTTTTCCCATGCATCGTCTTCATCTCGTTCTTTTTTCCATTTTTCAGCGGTTGTTTCACTGCATTCGCCAGTCGTTTTCAAAAAGAACTTATTTCCAAGAGGTTTTCCAGTAACGCTTGCATTTCCTGTTCCCGAAATAAGAACCTCAACATACGAAAGAAGACCGTCTACATTTGTTGCCAATGCACCGAGAGAAAATCCCGGAGACATTCCCATCTCGGATGGCTGTTTAATACTTTTCCAATAATCATATGATGGTCCTAATAACGATGACATTCTATCGATACTAATTAATAGTTAGATTAAATAATCGACCATACACCGTTTACAAAGTGTTAAATCGCTATATCTAACTGTCCACCTGGAGACAATGATTTATTCACATCTTCTATTTTTTTTCCTAATTCTGTTAGTTTTGCTTCTGTTTCTTTAACAGCTTCCGTCTGTTCTTTTACAGCGTCAACATATTTAGACAGATCATTTATTTTACCTTTTAGTTCTACATATTGTCCACAACTTGTACCGCATGCTGATTTCTTACTCTTTTCATATCCGTCTTTATCTGAACTAGTATATTGTCCTGATTTATTCGTCGCCTTTCCATCCTTTGTACTTTCGTCTGAATCTGATTTTTTGGACGTCATACCTTCTATCGCTTTACGAAAGATAGCTGCGTCAGAGATATAATCAGAATTTTCAACACTCGTTTTTGGTTTAACCGGAATAAATAAATGTTTCCAGTAAGAATGTCCGAATATTTTCTCGCCGTTGAGTAATAACAGTATCAACAACCCAGAAACAATCAATATAAATGCAATAATAAATGCTTGATATTTCATAATTGGGTGGGTCTGATCATCATTGATAAACTGTACTACATTTGACCTAAATATTGAACTATGGATATCTGCGTCGCCGTCAGCATGTATAAACGTATGAAATAACATTGTCTTTACATTTTACTACGATTTTATACTATTTGAATCCATCGCTCAACTACTTCTTCTTTGTCATATTTTCGACGCTCTTCTGCATATTTTCAATTAATTTTTGCTGTTTCTTAATCGTTTCATTGTTGTTCTGGATATCTTTTTGAAGTCTACTAGCACTTTCAATCAAGCTTGTTAATCGTTTTTGAAGAGCTGCAACAGAACTACATTCAGTCGGGCATAGACTTTCGTTTTTATTTTCCATACCTTCACGAATAGGAGTTCCAATTCCGCTACTACTTGCAATTTCAACCCCATCACTACCACTACCTATGCCATGTTTTCTTCGTATATTATCTCTCACATTTAGATAAACATCTTTGACAACATTACGAAAAGTGATATCCAATATTGCGATCAATGCACCAATCAATAATAATATTGTGAAGTTCGAGAGATTCTTTGTATAAAATTCAATATATTCAAACATCTTCTTCTGTATTATTGTATATAACTAATAATTAATAATATTAATAATAACAATAATATTGTCTATACGATAATTAGAAAACACCCAATGAGTAAATCATTTGTTTCATGGCCTCTTAATTTTAGAACAATGCGAGTTGCAATACGATCCACAAAAGAGTCAACTACACGAAGTGTATTCGCTGGATTTACTAGACCTGCAGAAAATGGACCTGAAACACCCGGTAATCCATTAAATGATTTTGGTAGAGATACCAAATGCTGTAGTTTTCCTGCAAACAAGTTGATCAAGAACTCCAAATTCAATCCTCGTCCTATCAAACACTGGCGTAAAAGCCTTATGCCAACATCTACGAATAAGTCTCGACCTACGATCGGTTTTATCGACCGTCCCGGCGGTATTGTGTTTAGAGGAACCGCTTGTGGTTGTGATGCAGGTATAGCTTCGAAACAAAATTACGTAGTTCAAGATATCCCGCGCCCTTTTTTGCGTGAATGTATGCCGGATCAAATTGTACAGAATCCCGGTTATAAACAGGTAGGAGTACCAGGACAGCCAGGGTCTTATCAAATCAATACAGGTATCTATGAAACAAAAAATCTCTCGTTCAATCCAAAGAAAAGGATTATTCGAAGCGGAAACACAAATGTAAGTCGTGCATATCACACGAATACATCATCCTATCTTCAGGCGAGGTGCCGGACGTATCAACAACAGCAAACATTCTCTAAGATGTCTGGAACACCGAATCAGTATGTTCTTCCGGACGGAACACCAGCAAATCCAAGTGATTCGAAAACGGGTTCTCAAGTGTACTATTCTACCAACTGTGGAAATGCGGAGAGAATCTATCCGGATGCAGGAGATCGTGCAAAATGCAGAGCAACAGTTATTCATAAACCGAACAACGTGAAGTATGGAGTGCAAGGTGCAGTGAGTGCCGGGACACGTCTCGAGAGACTGAAGTTAGAAACGATCACGAAGAACGGTGCTTCATTCAAGAGCGCTTATGGTGTCGCTGCTGGAAACGCAGGTCAATATCACGGTGCATCGATGGGTGCACCCTATTTCATCAAAAGCAAGATTTTCAAGCCCGACTGTAACTTATATAACCGAGCGGTGAAACGTCCCCACATAAAATGTTAATATTTATTCTTAATTTCTCACGAATATATAGCCGACATATCATATATTCGTGAACGAATCCATGTCTCGAAATAGTAAAACTCGTAAACGTGGCCAACACCGTCATCATAAGACATTAAAGCGTCATGATAAATATGATTCTCTACGTGTAAATAACTTCTATTTATGGGCAAATCGAAAATGGTTGAATGAAGTCCCAAAGACACTTCCGAGAGAATTGAAATACATCCGCCCTTTAGACAATTTTAAACTCATACAGGACGAAATGTACCATAATGTACTTAGCATGGTACATGACTACACTCGAAGCAATACATCCACATCTCATCAAATGAAACATATCATAACTTCATTCCGGAACTTGAATCCGGAGCCCATCCATCGTCATATTTCCGATTTTTGTAAATTATACAATGAACTCGTACAAGAAAATAACCTCTACAAACTTCTTGGAGTATTGAACCAATGTGAAATGGTAAGTTGGGCGCTCCCGGTTGTTTGGAATATTTATCCGGATGAATACACCCCAGGTAGATTATCGGCGCATATATGCGGCCCGTCATTATCATTATACGATTATCGTTTTTATTTGAATGATTCTGTCCTTGAAAAACAAATGCGAGGGGTACGTTTGAATATAAGTAATAAAACTGTTGTACGCGAAAACCAAACTGGCGGTGCAAAAAAGAGAAGATCAAAATCAAAAGACGATAAAACGGATATCGAAGACTCAGGATCCCCACCTGAAACTGAAACCATCGAATATATTAAATACAAGCAACGGATAACAAAAGCATTTATGAAATTCATTGACGATGTTTTTACAAAATGTCTTGGCAGTGATTATGAAAAAACGCACAATATAAAAGCGCAAGATGTCTACGATACGGAATGCCAGATTATGACCCATATGAATAATACAGACCCCAGATTTGATGACAACTATGCAAACATTTATAAGACCGCTACTCATCCAGACAAACCTCCACATCTCTCGGAATCTAAGAAACAAGCCAAGAATAAGCATCGACATTGTGATTGTGAAGCAGATATGTCGTGCACAAACTCAGATGAAATACATGAACGACTTAAACTCCCACATTATAAAGAGAATATTCGTGGAGCTACACGTGTACTCGTACAGGATGCAATGTGTTTGACGGGTATCGACTGGCATGAATTCGCAAAATGGATCGGTTATCCAACCCATGATGGCAAAGTGTCTGCGCCGCCGTATTTCATCGTGTACCAGATCGGTTACATTAAATCAATCATGACATGCTTGAAAAAAGAATGGGCGTCGGACAAATGGAAGAGTTACTGGTACTTTATTTACATGCGTCAACTCATTTGTTTTCATGATAAATGGCGAAATATATACTTAGATTTCAATGAAACACTTATTCGTGGAAAGGATACACACTTCCCGAGAGAATACCTCCCAATTATTGGACTTGCATATACATTCCCAAAAACAATGACAACCGAATTCACGAAACGGTTCAAAAATGAAGAGATGATTACGAAAGTTCGAGAGATTGGAAATACGGTATTAGAATGCTATAAGGATCGTATTCAAAAGAATACGTGGATGTCTGCATATACAAAAAAGGGTGCAATGAAGAAACTGAATACATTGAAAATCTATGTGGGTGAGGCGAATCTCTCGGCGCCTGATCCTGTAAACTTGGATTATGATCCGAAAGACGCATGGGGCAATCTTAAGAAACGAAGTCTTCAACGAACATTATACCTCGCCAAACATCATACAAACCCAAATAGCGCATTATCTGCGAATGATCTTGATCTTATGAATTGGAGTACGATGAAACTCGTAGGTTACCAATCCTACGTAGTAAATGCTTATTATACACCCAACAGCAACAGTATTTATATTCCAACTGCATACATGCATAGTCTAAATGTTCAGTTTGGGCGTGGGTATGAATACGATTTGGCTTCGGTTGGTTTTACGTTTGGACACGAAATCTCTCATTCACTTCATGTATCTTCTCGTACATATAACCATCGCGGCGTCATTAAAAACTGGTGGACACATGATGACATTGCCATATACGAACGCAAGATCGCCGCAATTCGTAAACAGTATGAAGAAGTATCCAAGAAAGATGGGTTTGTCATTGATGGAAATCTCTCGTTGCCAGAAAATCTAGCGGATGTCACTGGAATTGCTGTATGTGAAGATGTATTAGATTGTTATCATGGAAAGTCGGCAGAAGGAACGGCTGCCACTATAAATGACCATATACGGAATATGTCATTTCACAATTTTTATACGTATTACGCGATTCAAAGTCGTCAATACGCGAACCGACGCGAAGTTCTCGTGCAGGTTCTTACGAATCCTCATTTGAATATGAAAATACGAACAAATGTTCCGCTTATGAGAAGCAAGACCTTTCATGAGGTGAATGAAATCAAGAAAGGCGATAAAATGTACAATGACGATTTTGATACGGTCTTTTAGGCATTCTTTATGGCAATAAAATAGGTATAAAAAATCTAGTTTATTGTATCTTATTGTAATAAATGGGTGCAACGATGTCTATGGATATTAGCGGCGCTACTACGATAACCGAAAACCTTGACGCTCTTGAGACGACGATCACTGCACCGGCTACGCCGTCATTCGAAGACAAACTACGACAAGAATCGATTCTTATTCCTGAAGACACCGAAGACATTCATATTCAAGCTCCCGAAACTACAGCAGCAGTACCAGTAACAAATGCGACCGTGATTGAAAATGACAGTAACCTCCCATTGCAACAAGCCGGGCAATATGGACGCGGAAAACACTGGAAGCGAAATATGAAAAAGAAACAAGCAGCGGCGGCAGCGGCGGCAGCAGCGACAGCATCTCCCATGCAGACAGAACGTACGATTGAACAACGTCGCGAACAAGTGAGACCAATTATTGACAAACTCACCGAACTTCAGATGAACATTTCATATCCTGCAATCCGCGAGTTATATAAACAGTTGAATCAGTTTGTCAAAACGGGCGAAGACGCAAAAATAAAGATCGCGTTCCCTGAATTCTCTCGTAAAATAAAAGGCGAATTATCGAATGCGCCTTATATTCCATGTTGGGTGAAATTGGAGATGGACTAGTTCCACTTTTCATATTAAAATACAATATTGTCATCGATCCATTTTTTGATGCGAATATTTACCGGTTCCAGTATTTTATTCAACCCTTCAACATAATTCATATAATATTGTGTATCATTTTGAATTTTCAAAAGGGTATGATAAATGATCGTATAATCATCCTGTGTGTAAAGTTCAGTTATTTTAATAAAGATCAAATCGATATTCGTGTCTACAAGACTGTCGATGGGAACACTGCTTCCTCCTCCAGTAGAAGGAAGCGGACGCAAGGGTGGCGATGAGTTCGAACTTTTAATCTTGAGTGGAAATTGAGGTGGCAGTTCATCATCTGGTTCGCGTGTATCATCCGGCTTCGCCAACCTTCGCACCAATTCCGGATTATCAAGCATCCCTTTATACATTTGCAAAGTATGCAGAATATGGATTTTATCCGTCTGGTTATACGTGCGCGTAAGGTTGTTGATGCCGGTTTTTGCTAATTCATTCAATAATGCAAACAATGCAGCATTTTCTCCACCAGCACCACCTCCACTCGAAAGCACCGTCTTATAAAATTTATTAAACCGCGAAAACACATTATACAAATAAAACACATCCTCCTTCTTGTCGTTATTGTACCACCTGCGGACATTCTGTGTATAACCTGGTTCTTGTATCGTCAAAATGTTATTATGAATCGCTAATTTACTACCAATCGGATAATATGCAAGAAACCCGATTTGAAGTAATGCTTGAAGGGGCTCCAATATCGTCTCAAATCGTTCTCTTGGTTTCTTCATTTGGCCTGCGATAAACTGTAATGTACTTTGCATTGTTAGTATATTACCATACATTTTGATATATATTTAGACTGTTTTACTACATTGGATGCATCACACTACCAGTTGATCCGGTAGGTCCTACCATTACGGCAGATGCTGTTACCGTCAACGCATTTGGTGGGATAGTTGGCGGAGATCCTATAACCACACATGATCGATTTAAAAAGATATTTGTTGACTGAATTGACGCGTGATGAATATGATATGGAATGTCATAGTGTTCACACCATGCAATACACTTATTTACATTTGATTTTTTATAATTGTCAAGTTTTTCGGTGTTACGATGGTTCGTTATAATTGATAATGTGGATGTTATATTTTCGATTTGTTGAAAACTCACCATTGCATTCATCTCTTCAATCTTGTTCAGAAAATAGAGATCGTGTTCTTGCGGTATTATGGACAATATTCTTTCCGGGGATGAAGACAAACTTTCGAATAGTTCCGAAAATTGCTCTACGATTTTACTTGAATCAGCAATTTTGAATCCCTGACATACAACATATTTTTCCGAGTTCGCAATTCGACTTGTGTGCGGTTTCATGATGGATACACTATTGTAGTAGTAGCACAAGAGGTACAGAATATCGACAGTTGGTTTATGAAACACATCGAATATTTTAAGAATAAACGTACCACCTTGTTTCTGCATAGCGAGCGCATAAAACACCTCGCACAGTATAAGTTGTGTTGCCATATTTTCTTGGTTATTGAAATCGACCGAAAAATCAAAACCGCCATCTGCAGTTATGATATTCATCTTATTCTGATATTTCGCGGCGCAATGCATAAAATTATCTAGCGATATCAAATTCCCTGTTTTATCTGCACCCGTTTCAATTACTACGTTCTGATGATTTTCAAGAAATGCACGGGTTTTTTTCCATCCAGGGCAAATCGGGTCGTCATTGATCAATGTCATTCCATAATAACGATCATTAGCGTACGTAACTTGTGCATTTCCGCCCCCGCTTCCACTGTTGTCATATGTTATTTTTTGACTTTCAAAAATACGTCGCGATGTTCGTAATTGTTCAAGATCTTTCATGACTTCATCGTGCAGTTCTGTATTACGTTTCAAAATTTGGATACTGGAATCTGGTAAAATCGTATTTACGCACGCAGTACTTGTACTGACGGCTTTCGTACTTTCTTCTTTCATCACACGAAGAAATTCTTGACCTCGCAAGTAAGAAATGGCTTCAATAAAACCGCCAGGTCCTTCCGCGAGATGAAACGTGTTGATCCCCATTTTCGTATCTGGTTTTGGTACGATTGTATGGTTTAACTGGGATAGAAACGTGTGATTTTTAATGATCTCTACCATTTTATAAAAAGACCGCGAAAGTGGCCGAAGTTTGCTTATGTTTGTTTTGTTACCAGAGATATTCGTATGTATGTATTCATACGGATTCGTAAACTTTTTGATATTATCCCAAGCATCCTGATATTTTTCGATCTGCGCTTTAATGTCGCAGAGATGAGAATAAACGGATGAAGAAACATATACACGATCTGTTTTATCGTTGCACTGTTTTTGGTACGCACCACTCGAGCTGTCGTTTATTGATAAATGTTCAATCGATATCGGAAGAGGAATGTATTCGTTACAGGAATCCTTAAGAATGCCAACCTGTGGCAATAAAAAATGATTATAGTAAGAAAGAAATGGACCGTTGGTATATTTGTGTGATTCACTCTCAGAACTTCCCGACGTTCCGGGTGTACTTGTATGAAATACAGGTTTAAAGCAATTTTTGGGCGATTTTTTAAACATGTATTATCCGTTATAGCTATTATGCGATTCTTTATAAGTCAGTTTTTTTCTTCGTCTGTCGTTTTGGCTTAGGTGCGGCTGCTGCTCCTGAAGCTTCTTCTGCATTTTTTGGTTTTAGTTCTACTGCCTCTTCAGACGCTTTTACTTTCTTTGTTCGTTTTTGTATCTTTTTCTCGATTTGCTCAATTGGTGCTGATTGCGCTTCTGCTTCTGCTTCTTCTGCCGCAGCCGCTGCGGCCGCCGCACTTGCCTTTGCAGTCACTTTTTTCGGCTTGGGCTTGATTTTCATCGTAGCTGGCTTCTCTGCTGATGCTGCTGACGACGACGACGTTTCAACTGCAGCGGCAGATCCTGAAATCGCTGCCAACTGTTTTTCGGTTCGTTGTTGTTCTAAAATATGTGCAGCAATTGCCGGTTTTGATGCAACATCAATGGGTCGTGATGCTTTTGCAATCTTTTCAAGGGCAATATGTTCCGCCGCAAGGTCGTCTTCACCTTTTGCGCTACTGGCAGCAGCCCGGTCTTGTTCTTCTTGTAATCCAGCATAACTGAGAAAGCTACTCTTCAACTGTTTCGCGTTGATGTTTCGGTTCTTACGAAATATGAAATACCGATTATAGAACGAAATCTGTTTTTCTTCGGGCGTCATGTATAGCGCGGAACCGTATTCTTGACGACACTGACGAGACCATCCTTCGTCATCGACTGCTCCCGCCCCTTCTTCGCGTTTCTTCTTGCAATCCAACTCCATCTGGTGATACATGCCGTCAAATGTCGCGGTTCCATCTGGCATCGGGAATACAAGTGTTGTAGCGGCTTCTTCTGGTGAAACCAGATCAAATCCATAATTTTCTAAGAGTTGTGTCAAGTAATCAAAATTCACGAGGAATTCGCGGGTTGCCTTATTGATCGAATCCTGATACACCTCAATCTCATAACCGATACTACTGCTGTCTGGTTCGAATTCTGTCTGATGATACTTCTTTCGAACGGACCACATACGCTGAGGATCACTTCCTACACCGCCGACCGCATTACTGCCACTCAAAACACTTATCTCATCTCCACTTTCTAAACGCGCCAATGCCTGAAAGATACGCGCACCATCAAAGCATGTTCCGATGAAATATCCGCCCAGTTTTGTACACTCGGATACATTCTGAAGAAAAGTGTGCAGTTTCATAATATTCTCAAAGAAGTAGTGGATTGCAAACTGAACTGAACACACATCAAAACCATCAGCACCGCGACCATAATGAGGATACACACCACGACCTAACAAACTTGCATCCTTTGCACCTTCACCAAAGATCGCACGTGTAATGAGCCGGTACCTTTCACTAATCGCAGCTTGACCACCGCGTATCTCTTTACTACTATCACCATGAATGAAGATTGCGTCAGGAATATTACGCTTCGTCTTCTTGATATCCAGGTATCGCGCGCATACACCGTCGAACTTGTGCTCCAGATTGTCCTTTGAATAGTCAATCCCAAATACAAACCCGAGTTTCGCGGCAATCCACTTCGGTAAATCGCCGCCCTTACCTACAGCCAGATCGATCAACGTATTTCCGGGACGTGCAACACTCATGATCAATTTGCGCTTAATATACAAGTTATGAAAGTCACGCATTCCTTTTGTCAATGTACGAACTTTGGTTCCACGTCCTACATCGATACCACTGCCTCCTCCGCCCGATTCTGCATGATTGTAATAGATGTCATCGTTGGATAATTCATCTGGAATACCTTCACCCGTCATGATCATCTCTTCCGTGATTGCATTATGAATCGAGTGCCAGTTATTGTTTGCAACATGATACGCATTTCCGTAGTTTTTACCACCGGCTCGATATTCCGCGGTTTTATCATGACGTACGCGCAGCGGGGACCAACGCCAGTGCACCGGTTGAGACGCGTCATAACTAAACTCAACGATGGTTTCATCTTGGATAATATCATTTTCTGTCGTCATTATTTGGTTCACACCGGCTTCATCCGGACGCATCATAATATGGCAAATGTGCGCATCATTATCATAAGGGTATGTCGGAAAGAATGGCGCTGGTTTGTACGAGTCTGTCGCGCTTGATGCGGCTACGGCACTCTCTGTTTCTGCTGCTCTATGTCGTCGGCTTCCTTCCTCCCCACTACCTTCAATGAGGGCGACGCATGGATTCAAATGACCATGTTTTCGCTCATCATACCCAACACGTAACACAAGTGTCTTATACTGCTGGACTTGAACACATCGTGACATATCCATACCGGACTTAAATACGTTACTGACGAGATCTTCATTGTCTTCGCCTTTCTTTGTTGTTACCAGGAAATCAATCGTATTCATATGAGCGGGCTTCCACTTGAACGAGTATTCCCATGTTGTCTTGTATAATGGTCCTGCATCCGTAGGATCGTTTCGCACATTACTACCCACGCCGAAGTCGATCGGAGTAAATATGAGTCCGTCAGTATGATACTCGTAATGATGTTCGGCACACTTCCGCAAAATCATCGCACAACAATCGAATATCGTTTTCCCGGTAGACTGAGACGATATTTCGAACTTCTTTGTTTCAATCCGAATTGGCGGCAATGAATCTGCATTACCAGATACGCACTTCAATTGAAGATTCTTGACGAGACTTTCCATGAGCGGAAGACGAAAATTGGTGAGAACTTGATCTTCGTCAATCGCTGGATAGAATAACCGTGAACGAATATCGGCTTTATGAACGAAATACACATCAAATGCCAAGTATAGATTGATGTACTCGCCATTCTTGCTGTGTAAAATGTGTTCACCGTCGAGTAGTGAATTGTGCAGTTTCGAGTTCAAAGAAACAGCTCCGGTGAATTGGACATTCATGTTCATATCGATAAGATACACGTGTCCTGTTTTCGGCGCAATGAATAGCAGCTTACGCTGACCATCCGCTTTCTCTGTGACGGAATAATTCGTGCGAATATTTGGTACCTTGGAATCAGGATCAATCGGACGAATGTTATGCATCTGTAACGTATACGATGACGGTCCGATGAAATGTTTTGGGCGTAGCATAACTGGTGCAGCTGCACGATCTCGCTCACGCTCGCGTTCAAGAATACGACGGGCGCGTTCTTCGTCATGTTTCTCCTTTTCATCATCCTTGTCCTTATGTTTGTGTTTGCTACCACGTTCACTTTCACTGTCACTGTCTCGGTCACGGTCACTGTCGCTATCACTGTCGCTGTCGCTGTGCCGTGGTTCTCTGTGTTCGTGGTGATGGCGTTCGTCTGGATATATTAAATCGTAATACTTACGCTGAATACCGCGAATCTCTGAAGTGGAAATCGGGTAGTTGGTTCCTTGGATTCCTGACATCATGATTTTAATCATTTTACGCAAGTTATCCATCAAGTGTTTTGGGTGATTGAATGCAGTACCAGGGCCAACCTGATCATTGATCACTTCAATCTCCATCTCATACCGAATTGGACTTTCAAGAACCTTCGCAGCGTCAAATGTCGACGCGGAAATGTAACCACTTTGATCCTTCAATGACTCTTTCACGACACTCATATCGATTTGAAATGGAAAATCGGGGTGTTTCAGTGTACTCCGGTTGATATAACGAAATGTCTTCTTGTTGTCATTCCATGTTTTCAGGATGGATCGCGCAAGTGTTGATGTATTTGCAATACGTTTTTCACGTTGATAACTCACCTTGAAGTTGAAGTCATCGAATACGACGGGATGAATCGTCTCACCACGTGCTGAACCACTAGCTTCCTCGCCGCCTCCATCATTGTCGCTTCGCTCCCGTGACACCGTCTTTGCATACATTTTTTGAGTGAAGAGGACATATTTCTCATCCGGCATATTTGTTTTGCAATAATTTTGAACATCATTGATACCGTGGATTTCCGCTCGAATCAACGAGAGTTTGGTTTGTCCGGTTTTTTGATCGATAAATTCATTTTGTATTTTCAAAGAATATCCATTCTTTTTGGTAAATGTGAACCCAGATGATAATAGTTTTTGAATAACACCATCGAAATTTTCTCTTGTTGTTGCTGGATTTCCTCTCGTCCCAAACCGAATCTCTAATTCTGGAATACCATCTGTTTTATCAAGCAGGCCTTCTAAATAATGGGATACAATATTTTCAAACTCAGATTGTTTCGCAGACGCGGACACAGCCGACGAGGGTACACCGCGGTTTCTCGGCATTTGTATATATATGAATCGGATATTATTTATACATTAATTCATATATATACTTCAATTTTATACACATTTATTTATACACATTTACAAATTGCTTCATACAACTCTGGCTTTGTTTTTCGCTTTTCAGTTCCCATAGAACCAAATTTACCTGGCGTAATGGTTGCAACTGGTAGATTTAATTTCACGGATATATCGATGAGGTCTTGTAATTTATACGCGGATATGGGACGAATTGGCGCGGATATGCTTTCCATCAACCAGTAATTCGTGCGAATATAATTCAAATACGCATTCTTGATTTCAGTTGGCGCCATGTATAATACGTACTTCCCTTTGATTTTTTCGATAATGAAAGAGTCGTCCCCGTTGGCACCCGCGCCACCTTGGATTTCATAATACTTACGATCTTGCACTATACATAATGAAAGCCCTTTGCACACAATGATCGCATGTAATGTTTCCAAATTGATAAACGGTTTGTGAACCAGTGTTTCTTCTATACCTGTTAATTTCAATTTGTTTGCCTTCAGTATCGTCTTCGACTTTCGCATCATCTCTATTAGTTCAAACTTGAATGTATTTGACGTAGTATAATGATTTTCGATCGTTTCAAGTTTTTCAATACCATATATGATAATGTATGCGATCCATATGAGCGAATCTGTTGATGTTGCCGGATTTAAATGAGAAACAATATACGACTTCATCATGTCTGGATGGAAATCTATATTCGTTGACGTGGATTTAGATGACGACGACGATGACGACGACGACGATGTAGAAGTTTCAGACTCTGCATCAGAAGAACACGAAGATTCATCCGACGACGACGAAGATGAATTTGAGTTGTTTGTAGGCATATCACTAACCATCGGTACAAACACCGGTATCGATAGGTCTTCTTTAACCACCTCTGGTGCGGAAGAAGGTTTCACTGGAATATGAATCGGTCTAAAAGAAAAAGTGTCATAGTAAATCATAGAATCATTGATATTTTCACGCATAAAAGAGTAAGAATTGTAGAGACATGGGATGATAATGGATGTCGATGTCATTTGATATGCAAATGTCACACAGACACACAACGGTTATATTATACTCATGAATTATCTTTATGCGTCTTATTCTCAAAGAATTCTTTCGTGAGTATTTGCTTCTGTTCTTCAATTTCGTTCAACTGTTTTTCTTGTTGAATGACATATTTCATGTATTCTTCTAACTCACGTAGCGTTGTATCAGAAAGTTTTGAAATATTCACGAATACGCCATTCTTGTTCTCGTTGATCTGCGTTTGTTTATTATGTAAAATACGCAAAATTTCGACCTGATGCACAATTGGCATTGTTTCAATTCCATCTTTTAATGACATCAAGTAGTTTGTTTTAGCTTCTACTTGTTGCGCGATACTCTGTAATTCATTCATCGCAGTTAGACTTGCAATAAGTGGTGCACCAGATGATGATGATGCATGTTCGGGTTGAAAAACCATTGTCATTTTACAAATAAAACATAATGAAACTTTATACCCTTTCCTGATATTTCATGGTGTTTTTATCTTCTTATTATGGCGACTCTGCGTCAATGAGCATCGCAATCACGGTTACATGGGTATCGTGAAGGACGAATCGCCGCCCGATGATTTCAACTGTCAGAATGTCATTTTCTTCAATTCGAGAGAATAGTTCACTATTTTTCATGTTCATATCACGCGACAGGAAAACTTCAATTGGTGAAACGCAACCGGGGCGTAAATGCATTGCTCCAGCGCGTATACCTGCTTGTGTAATCGTTCTTGCGACACATTTAATGATACTGTGTTCTTCTGGGAAACAAATGAGACAATCTGCCAGAATATCGAATACAATGTTGCCAGCCATCAATGTCCCGCATGAATAATTTCTGATCGACAATGAATATGGACAAATGTACCCTTCAATTGAACACCGGCCTTCTACTTGGTTCGCAAGCTCTTTCGTAAGAAGTTGTTTCACGTCGACGCCGTGTTTTATCTTATAAAATGGCACAGTAACCTTCCGTTTCACTTGTTGTTTCGTAAATAGATTCGGGTCGCAGTAATCCGTCATCGCTTCTTTTGTATCATTACACGGTGACACTTCCGTTATAACTTGCGTCGGTTGATGGTCAGGTGCATTTTTGACTTCATTCAATGGGGGTTGTTGTGACTTCTTTCTCGGACGAATCGTTGTTTTTTTTACAGACGAAGTTGACACACATGCAGTAGATGCCATTACAACGAATGAATGATAGCTATATGAATTCTAGTTTTACATTTATATCTTTATCAATTTTATTCAGATATAGTCACATATGACGACATCGTATCTATCCGTTGCAGTCTCTGCCTTGACAATTTGAAGTGGACCCGCGCATCCGTATATTTTACCGGATTGTACCAATGCATCACATTCATCTTTGGTCGCATGAGGCGGAATCGGTTGCAAAGTGTCTTTGAATACACCATGACGTAATATACGACAGTTAAACTCACTATGTTTCACCACGAATGGTTGCTGACAATGAAGACAAGTAAATATATGATCCATGACAATAATACGAATATACAATATTGTTTTATTATACGTTTACAATATCGTATGAATTTATTTTACACCAATTCACCAATCACCGAAATCGCATCATCTCCGATCTCGTATCGTTGGCCAATTACGCGAACACGAATCTCTTCTTCTTCTTGAAGACGTGTAAAATCGGCACGGTCGTAATGATGATCACGTGCAATAAAAACGACAACAGGTGATTTCGGTTCATTCAATGTGGCGCGAATACCTGCGAGACTTATGTTTTTGATCACACATGAAAATACGACACCTTCGACGAGAGAACATGCGAGACATTCATAGACAACATCAAATATGGCATGTTTTCCATATAAATAACCGTTGGAGTATGTCAGGATCTTCACACTGCCTGGACGGATAAATCCTTCGGCCATACACTTTCCTTCCACGATTTTCGAGAGAATGTGTTCCAACGTGTCTTTTACATTCTGTCCAATGATTCGAAAAGGTACCTGTAGTTTTCGTGTAAGGAGGATAGTAGTGTAGATGCCTAATTTTGGCTTGGCTTGAAGAGCCATTCCTCCTCCTCCTCCTCCAGCTGCTGCAGCTGCCGCTCCTGTTGCATTTACTGGTTTCGTTCCTTGCATTGCGTATTTTGAAATTGTTGCTGTATTCATATATAGCTATTATACTACTATACTTTATTTCTCCATATACAGTTTTTCGATATTACACAATATCGCTTCGCATGGTGTGAAAAACCATTTACGTCCATTCACGCGGTTACGATGAAACGTGCGCAATAAAAACTCTTGAAATACACATAATTCGCGCTGTGTTCTGAATTTTGTGTTTTCAATGGTTAATTTATACTCGTCACCAGATGTAGCCGCATTCAAAGAAAGAAGTGTATTGATTGTCGTGATTGTCTCTGTTTTTCCAGACTGATCGCACCTGGCACCTTTATCGCGTTTCTTCGACATGACTTTCACCTTGAAAATCAAGTATTCTTTCTTGAAGAATGAGATGAAACCGATCACCATATTCATATTTTGGATATGATTCGTCTGTAACTTTCCTAAAAGTAATTCATAATCGCGTTCATCTTCTGGCTCAGCAAGTCGCCATTCTCTCGATTCGTATGGTAATACAACTAATGCGTAAGGTGGGTCTTTCTTTTCATGGAAGAGGAGTAGTCCTAGATCTTGAGGTGCACTCGCTGCTGCAGTTCCTCCATTACTAGCAGCCGCAGCTGCAGCCGCCCGACGTCCTACTAATGGCCGTATAATAAGTTGGTTACGATAATAATTCAACAACATTCGTTCAAATGGCATTAATGGCTGAACCATTGCAACACCTCCACTGCTGCTGCTCCCGCCACCACCACCATCGCTGACTATCATTGAATAATTGTTTTTTTCATACAAATAATTCACTAATCGAAGACTGTCATTAAATAAGAGGTGCTCTAGAAGATTTGCAATAATAAGTTCGTGCAACTCTTCCTTTGTAATTTGAAATTCTTCTGTCTGAGAGATTTGGTCGATGACCTTCCCACAATAATAATACCATTCGTCTTGTTCTTTGGTTGGCTTTTCATAGACAGTTAGGCATGTTTCAAATGTATTTGTAATTGTGGTAATCAGATCTTCGATTTCATTCACAGGTTCTGCCTCTTCCGGTTCAAATACCGCTGCCTCACCGTTATAAACCTCGTCCCTTTCTTCAAGTTCAGACCTTTCAACTCTACCTTCTTGAGCAGTCGCCGCCGTTGCTACTAATGTATTGACACGATCTGCCATCTTTTTATTTGGAACAGCAGAAGCTGCTGCAGGTACAGGTGCTAATACTGGTCCTTCTCCTAGCCGGACTCCCAAATAATCTTCTGTAACTTCACCTGGAAGAGGATATTGTATAGACGAATGCTTAAATGGTACAGGAGTACTTCGTTCATGAATACTAATACGTTTATCCGTGATTTCGATGGGTTGAAACAAGTAATAGTCGCCGACATTGATAACGCGCCCGAGACGTCCATATTTGTCATTTACATATTCATTCGGATCGCTTACCATGGTTGTAAGCGCAAGATTGATTTGGGCAATTGGATAGTGACGAATTGCGTTTACATGTGCAATAATACCATTCGGACCTGTTTTCTTGTAAAAAAATCCATCCTTGTATAAATCACGAATTTTGTGAATAATTTTGTCCAAATTCATCGACATAAACTTCTCATTGAATGTGTCGAGACGAACATCTCCTGCTTGCCGACGACCTTCCGAACTCTCGTCGCCATCGTCGCTATCATCACCCATTCCATAAAGCTCTTGCTGTTCTTGAATCGGGCGTCCATTCGAGAATGTGGGACGGCATGTATATTCGCAACGTTCCATATAATCGCATAATGCCGAAAATGGGCGCGCGCCGACTTGGTAATCGATTTGTTTACGCGACGAGAGATTTTGCTGAACAACTTGATTCAGTTGGGCTGCAGTTTGTGTATTATGCTGTACATTCAGAAGACAGTCAACGGCAGATGTTCGCAAGACTCGAGAGACAACTCCAATCTTTACAGCCTTGAATTCCGAGAGACGATACAGGTACAAGTCGATTGCTTCGATTTCTGGATTTGTAAGTCGGGTTCCGTATAAATATAACTCGACATTCCTGCGTGAAAACGGAAGACGTTTATGACTACAGTTACGAATCGCTCGACCGATAATTTGCTCCAGTAGGTTCATATTGTACCATGGTTCTAAGATATGAACTTGGCGAATATTCTTGAAATCAAGACCTTCACTTCCTGCGACTGAAATAATAACCACTTTTACATTCTCACCGTGCGTGTTATCGTCGCTCGTAAGTGCTTTAAGTTCATAGAGGTTATCAGGAGAAATCGTGGGATCACCTGTAATCACGGAATACCGTGCAGGACGGAATGGCTGATTCGGGTATTGTTGCTGATGCTGGCGTTGAGGGAGCATGGTAATCGCATCGATGCTCTGTGTAGGTTTACTACGGAAAAGTGACGAATTTCCGCCAGCAGCACTGTACCTCGTGAAACCGAGTTCTTCTAATGCAAGTGCAATAGGAACAACTCCTCCGTCGATATATTGACTGTATGCGAGGATAATACCATCGCTCCTCATTATCGTATCACATATGTTCTTGATTTTTGCAGAATATCGTCCAATATTTTCTGGCGCAAAAATACGTGACGACGCCTTTGTTGTTGTTTCGCCATTTGGTAGCTTAAATGAACGCATAAATTCGGGTCGGTATTCAAAGTTTGAACGCATTGGTGGATTACCGGTTTCTTCATAGGACATAATGTGTCGTAGTCCTTCTTTTCCAATACATGCCGTTATGTCAAACTCATCATTCGGATTATTCATGTATTCAAAGAGAGATGGGTGAGGATAAACAATATTCAATGCTTCAAGTGGACGTTGTACCGCAGCATAACCGATTGTATCCATATTTTCAAAGGATGGGAACTCGGTTGATTCTACAACAGTGGTTTCATCCACACCATCAACAGCGGCAGAAGCTGGTCCAGCGGCAGCAGAAGCTGGTCCAGCGGCAGCAGAAGCTAACGCTTTTTTACCTTTTCCTTTCCCTTTTCCCTTCACGGCGGCAGCACCAGCACTTTCTCCAGATTCTGCAGCAGCAGCAGCGGCAATTGCTTTCTTTCGACGAACCATCGCAGTCTTTTTGTAAATATACATGGCTTTCATATCATTCACAATAAACCGATACGCTGCTTCTTGAATGTCTCCAATCTGTGTCATATATACGTCAATGTGCTCGATCGGTTGATCAATATGACGACCGTTTAATTGCGTGCGAGGATACGCTAAACCAGGTTGACCAGAACGACATTGAACAAGCAATGAGTGTTCTGGTGCATGTTCGCTCGGAAAAATACGATACGGAAATGTATACGGATTTTCACCGCGGACAAACGATACATATCCAGTTGCTTTGCGAATGAGAATATCTTTTCCAATCTCTCGACCTTCTGCATCCAAACGGAAATTTCCCCGATCATCAAATACATCTGCAATATCAATCGTCGCGCGACGGTCATTCAAGTTCATCAAGTTAATCAACCATACGATCTCTTTGTAACTGTTATACATGGGTGTACCAGATAGCAATAAAAGGCGCACATTGTTTACTTTCTGCACAATTTGGAACAGTATTTTTGCCACGCGTTTATCGCGGTTATCATCCGTGATACGGATATTGTGAACTTCATCGATTATGATCAATGTATTTGCAAATAACTTGCGCAACTTCGCAACAGAGAGCGTCTCAATTGCAAGGGTTTCCATTTCCGCGGCTTTGGCAATATCTGCTGCGGATTTACGACCTTTTTTTACAGATGCCGCCACCGCTGCCGCAGCACCAAGCCCAGTTTTGCGGCGCACTTCTTGAATGACTGCGTCATCCTGTGAAACACCAATACTTGATGCTTGTGTTCGCGCATAGTTTGCGAATTCATTATACCCAAAAAATAAATAGTGTGACGATATCAAACGCCGGATCTGTTTAATAATTTTGTCACGCGTCAATCCCTTCATATTCATCGGGTTTATTTCTTTGATGAACTTGTTACCAGTACATGCGCGAATATTCCAAACACCCGGTTCAATCTCTCGCAACTCACGTTCATCGAAGAGTTGAAGGCGAAAGTTTTCTTGTACGTTTGGAGAAGCAATCACGATGATCTGTTGGTTGATTCCCATCTGTTTCATGTAATCACGCATTTCTTCTGCAACACTGATCGCAGAACATGTCTTTCCTGTTCCGAGACCATGATATAACAATAGGCTATTGTACGGCGTTTCAACAGAAAGAAAGTTACGAACGAACTGTTGATTTGGCGCGAGTTCGATTTGGGCATTACACAAAATCTCCGCCTCTTCTTCCACGTTTTTTGTATGATCTACGTCCATCTTGGTATCAAAGAACTCTTTTCGAAGCGCAATTTTGGTATTGAAATTTGGATCATTTAATGTGGGATAAAGACCTGGAGGAACACCTTCATCGTCGCTTCCGGGTAATATTCCGATATCATGCAACGTCATCTCTCGTTCCAGCAATTCCTTTTTCAGTAATAGCTTGTTGAACTCTTTACTAAATGGGTTATTGAGTTCTTCCGGACGGATGCGTTTACGACCATCTTCCAGGTCTTTTTTCATCTGTGCTATTCGATCTCTCGAACTAGGCGGTGGACCACCTGCTGCGACAGCCGCGCCTTTTGCACGGGGTTTGATCACTCTTTTTAATTTAGGCTCATTCAATGGTTCTGGATTCGGTGGCATTGCTGCCAAAGCAGCGGATGCAACTGACGCTACTGTTAGCTCCATCGGTTGATTTTCTTCATCTTCATTTACTACGATACCCTGATTTTCCATGAATGTTATAATTGAATCTACTAGTATTGAATCAGTTATCCTTTATATAACTATACGAAATAAAAAGGATATATTTCAAAATATTCTATAGCGGGACAATATGTTATTGATTTTACGAACAATACCAATCTTTTCTAAATTATAAGGCCTGATTGATTGAATGCATTCATCAAATGACATCCATTTCATGAGACCAACTTCCATAATGTCGTGTGCCTTTTTCGGTTTCTTATCTAAATCCACCATTGCGAGGAAATACTTTTGTTTGTAGCATTTCATGTCTGATCCCATGAATATCTCTTCAAATGGTGCGATGTTTTGAATTACATTATCAGCAGTAATATCGTATCCGGTCTCTTCCAGACATTCTCTCAATGCACATGGCAGGTCTTTTTCATTGTAGTTACGACGCCCTTTTGGAAACCCCCATTCCGTTTCCGTCCAATGTGTCGTTGAATCATCGATGAACTGTTGTAGCGTTTTAACACGCCCGTCTTTTGTTCGGATCCCCCCGAGAACTTGACGGTATTTTTCAAAAGAGACATGCTCTTCATTTTTATATTGACTACCGCGTGTATATTCTCCCCATAACAAACGCCATAACTGTTCAAATGTAAGACGCATCAAATTCGCTTTTTCAGACATCGTCATTTCATCGATGATACGTTGAATATAGGCTTCATCATTCAAAGAATATTTGCCACGTACAAAATCCACAAATCCAAACGAATCACGACGACGGATCATAAGGAATTCTGGTCCTGTTTCACCACATCGAAACGCGATGACACCGATACTTGTAATGGGTGCACGACAATTATTATAAACGTGATTGGTTCGATTGCAATTGTTACAGAAATATTTGGTTGATTCGGTGGAGGAGGAGGCGGCGGCGGTGATTTCGGAAGGCGTACCAGCACCCCCACCTCCGCTTGCGCTTCCTTGTTTGTTTTGACGTAACTGTATGATTTCAGAATAAGATAAAGCAGATTTAGGATTGTTCACCTTTTTCGTAATGGAATCTGGAGTTACATTTGAGGCACTTGAATCCACTTGTATTTGAATTTCATTATCCATTTCGCTTATCGTAGTTCTGTTATTGTTTTTATGTCATTTCATAATAAGCAGTAAACGATGATAAAACTAGATGCGAAAATATGGGGTCCGCATTTTTGGTTTGTTTTAATGACAGCAGCAGTAAATTATCCAGATCATGTTAACGATGTTGTTCGAAAAAAGTACTACGACTTCATTCAGAATTTCTCCATGCTACTTCCTGATCCTGAGATGTCAGCTGAGTTTGACCGAATGATTAGTAAGTACCCGGTACGTCCATATTTGGATAGTCGTGATTCGTTTATACGTTGGGTGCATTTTATTCATAACCGGTACAATGTAATCCTCGCGAAAGATGAGATCTCTTTACACGAGGCTCTTGAGAAATATTATCTTCATTATCGCCCCAAACCGGTTCAAATCATGGAAGAGTTGAAGTATCGAGAAAAACTGGTATACTTAATGATGCTTGTAGGATTGGGATATGCCGCTTACTATTATCATAACCGGTAATGAAATAATCGTTACATTATATAACATCCTCACGCGTAAATCGTTTACATGATTAAAACAGAATACATTGTCTTTATTATTACGCTTATTCTTATTGCAAATACATATTACGATGGCCAGCTTATCAAGTTCTTTCAAACCAATCAGAAATGGGTGAAAATGGCGACACTTGGATTTGCAGGTCTATCTTTTTTTTTGTTTCTACGCCGTAATCCAGAAAACTCTAGGGAGTTGCTTCATCATGCCAACGATTTCATTAAATACATGCCAATTAGTAAAGATACAGCAGATATGATAACGCCATTTTTTGATATGACAAGGGGTCAGGCGCCAAATCCGATAAATGGTGCTGTAATGGGAGGTGCTATGGGTGGCGCAATGATGAGCGCAGCAGGAATGAATACAGCACCGGCACCATCAATGGTGGGAGGTGCCGCAGGTATGAGTGCTGCTGAAAAACGTGTATTAAATTCTGGAAAGGGTTCTAGTAAACGTAGTGTTAGTGAAACAAAGAAGAAATATGTTGCTGCACAACAAGGATGGAAATGTGGAGATTGTCAACGTCAATTACCCGCTTGGTTTGAGGTGGATCATGTGATAGCTTTAGAACATGGTGGATCCAACCATGTAGATAATTTAGTCGCGTTATGTCGTGATTGCCATGGAAAAAAGACAGCAATGTCATTTTTATAAATAAGAAATTGATTTTTCATAATAACCGATCAGCGTAAGGTTAGTAGCATTATTATATCTTATAATTATAACTGGGTATAGTTGTTATCATTATAAATGGATGGTTCATCTTCATCCGTATCAAAGTTAATCGATGTATTGCCATTAATTATTATTTCAGTAATTGTATTAGTTGGATTTTTCACATGGGAAATATTCACAAAGCATCTGGAAGTGTTTATACTATTAATAACTAGCGTTCTATTTGCAATATGGTTATACTCAGGTGATATCTACTCGTATATTGGCTGGAGAGATGCGAGTGAAAAAGGAGACCAGTTTTTTCCTGCACCAGAGGGCGGCCCACCGAAAATAGATACACTTTATGTGGCAATGATCGTTGGAGGGGTTGTATTATTATTGGGCATTGGGTTAACACTCTCGATAACTAGTTATCAAATTGGTAGTAAAATTGGTAGTGCATCGCAGCACGATAACATATTGAGTTATATTGGCTACGGGTTTCTCGGGTTTGGTGGTATTACAATCATATCTCTTTTGTGGAAAGCGTTTCAAGGTGAAAGCGGATCAAGTGATAGTACAAACACCAGTATTATTGGATCAACTGCATTCAAAATGATCAGTGGCGCCATTTTATCGATCGTAGGTATTTATTTGATTGTACGATTTTCCGCAATAGGTGCTAGTATTGGTCTTAAATCAGTGGCGAAAGACGAAGTGAATGATTCATCTGCAGAAGCAAATGCTCTATCCATCGCAAAAACAGTTTTGAACTCCGGTTTAATAATGCAAGTGTGCGCGTTACTTGTTAGTGTTTACATGATGTATCGCTATCGATGGTTTCATCCCGATCCAAAGGATAGCACAAGTCCAATTGTTGCAATGATTGGTAGATTCGCACCATTCGTATTTCTTCTTGCAGCAGGAATCATTTTCATTGCTGTTCAACAAGGATGGATTAAATCAGATGATGGTATCGGAGCTGGCGATGATAAAAATAACATGTACGCAGCACATGGAATCGTATATATGGTTCTTGCTGGTATTACTCTAATCATTGCATTAGGTAAAATAAGTACATTCAATGTATTTAAAGGACTTGGATGGTTATCTGCGTTAGGATTTATTGGTGTCATCATTTGGAATTTTATTTCGCTGAATCAGAAATCAAATTTTGATTTGACTGAAGATGATGCAGCAAATGGAAATGCATATTATCAACAAGTAAGAGATGAAGTAGTGAAAGAATTAAAGAAGTCAGGTAAACCTGAGGACATAACAGAAGACAATATTAAAGTTAAAATGCAAGAGCGTATGGATGGACTGAATACTTCAAACGACAAAGCGATTAAAACTGTGAATAATACCTTATTGAGTATTGCATTGGTAATTACAATAGCAATCGGATTGTTCTATGCTGCGAAAATGAAGATAGTCGAATGCATGAAACTACCTGCATCTGCGAAAAATATATTCATGGGGAATTGTGAACAAGATTCAGACTTCAAAGATAACGATGTCTTGAAGGGTATATTGAAAGGAGACCCCGCAAATATTGAAAAAATGAATAGTGATGACTGGGGTAAAATATTAGAAACCTTCAACGATGACACAAGTGAATCGACCGGTAACTTCAGTGTAATAGCGGTTATGTTGGCTAAAATGTCACGATGGATCCCATTCTTTACCATTATACTTGTCATTCTCTGTGTATCCATGACGTTCACAAAAATAACCACCTCTGAAGCGACGATGGATTGGATCGCAAAGTCATTTCGCGGTGATATGTTCCCGAAAGTAAAAGAACTACTTGACACCTTTTTCATTGTATTCATTGTTGGTCTGTTACTTTGCGCAATATTATTATTGCCAATGGTGAAAGAACAAAATGTACTCGGGTTAGATGTCATTACAAAATTCGTGGACTCTATTCAGGTATGGCAATACACCGAAAATAAAAATGTAGGCACAGCAAATGATATTTTAGCTACTTTTGGACCTCTTGCAGTTATCATTATTGGTTTGTCTTGGTATTGGAAGTATCTTAATGAAACCCGTAAAGGTGATTCATCATTACCTTATGTTCCTGATAATTGGGGTTGGGCGATCGCTCTAGTTATTATATTTGGATTCTGCTGCATTCCAGCATTTTACCATATTCCCAGTGCAACACCACATTCTGCATTTGAAAAGGATAATAAGGTAGTACGCGGGTTACGGCTTTTCTTAACTTCAGTCTACTTGGTTCCATTATTTTTGTTATCCATATTCAAGCTTATTTTGTACTTTATTCCATTCTTTATTGGAAATCTTTTCAATAAACCAGAATGGGGAAATTCATTCACTGCTGAAAAGGCAAAATGGAACTTTACAAAATGGAGTGCGGCAACAGGTACAGAACCGAACCAACGAGGTACAGATCTCCGTATGTTTGGGCTAGGTAAGATTCTAACACCAGATGATGTCATTATGAGTAAAGCTGCAGCCGCAGCCGCTGGTGCTAGTGCAGTCGGAGCAGCTGTAGCCGTAGCAGAACCTGCACCTGGAGCATCGTCGACAGAAAAGGCACAACAAGAAGCATCCGGTGCGGAACCTGCAACATCGCCTGGAGTTGACAGTCAAGTAGAATCAGTAGACCAAACCAAAGTAAATGCTGTAGGAAAGCTGATTAAAGTAATTTTCATCATTATCGCGTTTGTCATTATGATACTAGGAATTATTTATACAGTATACAAATTTGGATCAGATAATAAAGCACCAAGTGATGCAACGAATTATGAAGATCTAACTACAAGTTTTACTGATAACCTTACTACACCAACTGCATATGCAATTTATACCGTTATCGGAATTGTTGGTATCGCCGGTCTTGTCGCCTTTCTGCGAGAGAAGTTCAAGGCAGCGAACTCGAAGAACCCTGAAGAATATATTTTCAATGACTTAAAACCAGAAGATTCTAGTAGTCCGATGCGGCAGCTTACTTTTGGAATGACTCATATCATCTACATCGTGTTACTAGTAATCGTATTGATCTATGATACCGAAAAGGATGACAAAGATCGCATGTCTGTAACTGGAATGACTGCTCTGGCGGTAGTCATGATTCTATTTCATTACTTGTTAGAAATATCGGATAACAAGATATCACCTCCACCTGGCGCACCTGCAGATGAGAAACCAACTATGGGACCAATGTCGAATCTGTTATCGAATATGCGTTTCATTGGTAACACTGTATTCCTTATCATATTATGTGTGCTTTCTTACTACAAACAACATTCCCTCATGATCGCATTGATCGCGATTATGTTCATCTTTCATCTTACAAAATCAATTCTCGGTATAAGACTGTTGAAATTATTATGGGCATGTATCATTTATATTCCATGTCTCTTTTTGGATCTTGTTCAAAGTTTTCAAGGTACATTTGGAGACACTACACGCACAATATGGATCATTGTGGCAATTGAAATCCTTCTTATTGCCATCTTATACGGAGGGCCTTATTTACTTAACTACATTGGGGCGTCTGGTTCTCAAATCGTCGCTGCACCCAAATCACTTAAACAAAAATACGACACGAAATTAAACACACAAAGTAAAGAAATTTTCATCTTTCATAATACCGGCGTAGATCGTACACCAGAAGATAAAGCTGCAGATTGCCCAATCGAAGAGAAGAAGAGGTACCAATATGCAATCTCTGGTTGGTTTTTCTTAAACAATAATATCACATCCAAATCGACAGATTTAGAAATATTTAATTTTGGAGATGTACCAAAAATGACATACAATGTCGCCAAAAACGAACTGAAGATCCATTGTAATACATTAAATTCAGCTGACAAGGGATCAAAAACAGAGATCATCTATAACTCAAGAACCAATTATAACTCACTTGTAAAGGCACAGGCCGGTTCTGAAGAAAAGAAAGCAACTGTTCAAATGTCAATTGAAGATGAAGAATTAGATTCAGATGTTCCTCTTCAGCGATGGAACTATTTCGTAATAAATTATGACGGTAAAAATATGGATTTCTTCCTGAACAATAAACTTGTATTTAAGAGCAACTTCATCATGCCAGATATTTTGTTGAAACCGATTACCATCGGTGACACAACTGACAATAAAGGTTTGAACGGCAACATCTGTAACTTTGCATTTCATAAATATCCTCTTACGAAGGAACAAATACGTTGGACATATACCATGTTGCGCTCACAAAACCCGCCAATGATTGGATCAAACACGATAGAAGATGAAGTCAAAGCAGCTGGCACTACAACAATATATTCACAATAATTGAAAACAATGCAAAGGTATTATAATATCTATAATATTTATACAATTAATATTATAAATACATGAATTCCAAACTCGTTCTCGCAGTCATTGTAATTCTTCTATTGTTATATGTCATTTTTAAGGCATTAACGACAACCTATACAAGTTTAGGAGCGATGCAGAAATGGCTTAATGAAACAACATTGCAAGGATCAAATCTACCAACTAGTTTCAAGGCGAATAGTGCAATTTCGATATGGTTTTACATCAAGAAATGGGTGAACGGTGCTAAGGTAGTTTCATTCAAGAAGAATAGCGGAGCCGAAATTATTTTTCAAGTCCAGTTCAAGGATAATACCAACACACTTCAAATTATTCCTCGTTCAGGTTTAACAACGGATGAGGGTTTATGTGAAGTCGCGGAGTTTCCTCTTCAAAAGTGGGTGAACCTCATCATAAGTTTTAATGGTTCTGCAATGGATGTATATGTGGACGGTAAGTTGGTGAAATCGTGCGTTGTAAATTTAGGATCCAGATTGAATGAAACAGATACAATTGTTTTAGGCGATGCTAGCAAGAAAACAGAAGATATTGGCTTTATCACCAATGTTAAACTGAAGGCTGCACCGATTGCACCTCAAGAAGCATGGGATATTTACTCGCAAGGATTCGGTGGAAGCCCTTGGAGCGACCTTCTCAATAAATACAAGGTGAAGTTGAGCTTCATTGTAGATAACCAAGAACAGGCAAGCGTGAGCACGTAATCTCCAATCATAATAATCACAACGGTTGTTTTTTTATTACATATATATAGTAATATATACGCAATAACTATTTAGAAATGAGTGACAGTGGTAGTAGTGGAGCTGGTGGAGGTGGTGGAGGTGGACCTTTAGGTGGAATTACTTCTAGTTTCTCCAAACCAGGTGATGCAGGATTATCTTCTGCAGGAGGCGGTGCATTTGGACTAAAAGAATTTATGGAATCAAATAGTCTTGTTGCAAAGTTTGCTTTTATTCTCATGGTTTTCATTGTCTTATCCGTCGCAGTAAAGTTAGCAATTATTGGTATTTCTTATTTGTTACTTCCATCCATGTCGCCATTTGTTCTTAATGGTACTGCAAACACAGAAGATATGGCAATTACTGTAACGCAAAATCCAGCAAAGAAAGACTCCATTTTCATTTCTCGCTCAATGAATGAAGACGGTGGTCTAGAATACACATGGTCTGCATGGTTTTTTGTAAATCAAGTACCGATTGAAAAAGGAAAATATTCTCGAATATTTAGCAAAGGAGGTGAAGGAACAAAGTCAAATAATGATGGTATTTATTATCCCAATAACGCTCCAGGGTTATATATAAGATTCTCTGACGAGATTACGACTACAAACCCTGACCGTAAAGATAAGGGTGTTAATATATCATTAATGGCAGTTGTCGATGTAAGTGGTAAGAACAGTAATACAGTTGATTTGAAGAAGAATTTGCATGAACAGCTTATCGCTACTGATATTCCTATGAAGAATTGGGTGAATGCTGTTATTCGTGTTACAAACAACGTAATCGATCTGTATATCAATGGACGACTTGCACAACGTAAACGAACAGCAGGAGTACCTATTCAGAATTACGGAAGTGTCAATATCGGCGAAGAAAAACCGAAGAACCGTTTTAGTGGATATATTTCGACTATTCAATACTTCAACTATTCAATCGGATCTAATAAGATCAAGAGCATTCTTGATGAAGGCCCGAATATGAAGATGATCAGCAATACCGGTGCAGAAAACTCTGGAAAGACTTTGAACTATCTCTCGAACAGTTGGTATATGAGATAATATTTTTTTACATTTACATATCAGCAATAGCGCGACGGTATTCGTGTAAAAAAATATAAATGGCGCTAGTACCAGATTGGTTTCCTCCATTACAACAAACAATCACAACGGATGTAAATGGTCAAACCGTATATGGTGATGTGTATTTTGATACAACAACAGAAGGACTTACAACACGATACAATGTCTATTCGTTGAACTATAGAACCACGTTTACGATGATTCCAGGAACATTTACAATACCAGGTGTACCTCAAGGTTCTCCGCCAAGAGACACTGATGTTCCTATCGAACTTGTAAATAGGAGAAAAACGCTTATCGGCGTGATCCCTTTAATTAATTTGACTTCATCGAATAAAAAATCAGATATTGTATTTTCATTCCCAACAAACAACTACGCGATATCGGTGGTAACATTTGATCGAGATTATTATGTTATTCCGCAACCATCCGGATTATCTGATAACGCAGTTGAGTCATATAGAAATCCGGGCGCATCTTCAATACGTTTACCTTACCGTAACGCGCTTGTAATTAATGGTATTTTTGATGTATCTGGTGGGTTCCTTCCTGGACAAACACAGGCAATATTTCGAATGGAAATGAGGCAAACTGCATATCAAGCAACCGGACTTGACGGTGACACCGTTTCATACCAATTAAAAAAAATTGTTGTTCCGATTACATTAACCAAAACACCGACATCAATCGCCATCAAACCATTTTCAGGTGTTGGAAAGTATAATATAACAAATGCAGACACAAATGGCGTAATTACGCGCGAATATTTGGATGGTGTTTTTGAACTTAATTTTCCAGATTTTGCGACAACAACACGTAAAAATGTGAATACTGGGACAGATGATTACAATGAAGTTGTTTATTATTTGAAACTTGTCGATACACGTACATATCAAACAAGTAATGACAATATTACAATAACCGGTAATAAAATACTATTCAAAAAGGTTACGTTACTTGCAGATGGGACGCCAAGTCCAATACCAATCAAATTTCTTCAAGAAGAAACGCCGATTTATGAGCGTTCTGGTCAACGAATCGGGGATTCAAATGGATTCATGACAACGATTAAGTTGAGTATTATCAAATCCACACCAACATTTGTTGGGCAAACACCGTCTATAAATACTGGTTTAACGAACACGATATATCGACTGAGTGATGTGAATAAAATGACAACGGATCGATCATTTGTTATTACACCACCCAAGTCCAACAACACTGATCCAGAGGCAACATATGAAATGACATCATCTGATACCTCATTATTAAAAGTTATGCTTGTCGGAACAATATACAATGCATATATTTATGGTCCAGGAGTTGTTACTGTTACTATTACACAGCCAGCGACTATAAATTTCAACACAAAATCCGTAGTTTTCAATGTGAATATCTTCAACATTTCTCCGCCAATTATCAACTGTAACGTCAACCTATTTTATACGAATCCATACAATCGTGATTTTTGGACTCGATTCAAACCAGAATGTAGATCTTCTGACTTAATCGATAGTAATACCGGTATTCAACTAAGCGCTAGTGATGTCGATGAAGTATATGATATGCGTAGAAAGGCAGAAATTCTCAAATATAACAAGAACGTTGGCGGACTCACTAAAAGTCAAAAGTACGCAAAAGCATCTCGTGGTGAGCTCGTTCGAAAAATCGGGAATGAAAGAAACTATCGAAGTCAAACTGTCGGAAACGTAACTACATTATTCTGTCCGCCTACGTCTGCGAATAATAGAGTACTTTGTGGCCTGACGAGTGCATGTGGAGTTCCTGGGCCAGAACGACTTTTGTGTTATGATGCATCAATTAACCTGTATAATTACAAACGAACCTATCAATACCAAGCTGGTCGTCAGGTTCCTACAAATATAACAAAGACAATTTTAACAGAGCCGACAAACTTAAAAATTCAAGAATACGACAGAATCAATAACCGTATTACGCTAGTATGGGATGCACCAGATTCAAATGGCGGTCTTCCTATTGTCGGATATGTGATCACATACTCACAAGACAATAAAACCTGGTCACCTTACAAAAGTGTATTTCCAGTGAAACCAGCCGATGTCGCCGCTGCAACCTACAACCCAATATCTGGCGAAATCAATGGAAATACCATTGTATTTGAACGAATACCGAATGCAGTAGAAATTAAAACCAATACTGTTTATTACATCTCCGTATTTTCCGGTAACGAACGTGGTTTATCAAGTGTTCCTGCCACTATTACAATAAAAACATCTGCAACACCGTCTATTATTAACGACTTTGCGTTTACAAACACAGCGGATGAACGACAAAACCTGATGGTTGATTTGAAGTGGTCAGATCCAGTAAATACAGGTAACGCAAGTAATGCGTTTAATGGTCCACCAATTCGTCAATACAATTTATATTATCGTAAAGTACCAACGTTGACATGGACAACTGAACTTCTCGATCTGAGTAACGTAATTATTGAGACTCCTGGTTCACAACAACGTCGGTATATTTTGCGCAACCTTGATAATGAAAATAAGTATGATATCAAAATAGAACCAATCAATCAAATTGGTACTGGTCCTGAATCTGCGATTTTAACGGCACGAACATTGATGAAACCAAGTGTTCCGATGAATGTTGTTTTAACATCAAAATATGGATTACTCCCACCGGTAATTACAGACATTTCAAGAAACTATATTAATATTGTTTGGGAAAAACCGGATACAGGGGGGAGTCCGATTACAATTTATTATATCACACTTACACCGCCTTTACCTCTTCAGCCTCTTACTGTACTTTATAATGTTACAAGCACAGATACGCGAACTTCATTTAGTTCTGATATTGGTCGTTTTGGCCAAAACGACTTGATAACAGGTACGTATTCCGTTGTAATACAAGCATATAACGGTTATTTAACAAGTAACGAAACCACTAAAGCCGATGTTATTGTTAAACCTACTACAACCAAGGCGATTATAGTGAATATTATCGGTAATTATACTGCAGCAGGATTAGATTATGCAGAAATGACATTTACAATTAATACTGCATGGGTAGATACAAATAAAATATCGACTGTAAAAGTAAATGGTTTGAATGCACCATTTCAAACCAATCTAAATATATTCAATCAAGAAATCGCGGGAACAGGCGAACACAAAATTCGTATTCCAGCGATTCAAGCTGGCCGTGAAATTATCGTTGTTGGAACTGCTTACACTGTTTCAATTACATTAGTTTTCAGTGTAACTAACGAAGAGCAAACTAGCGATACATTTGCGTATACACCAGAGATCAAATATTCATCTTCCTAATGATGATGCATTTACTCCCTTAGTGTAGGATTTACACATATATCGTGTCGTTTAAATACTTGACCCGACATACATTTATCGCCCGCTTCTATTTTGACGCAACTTCTGAATCCACGATCTTCTCCTATGTAGCAATACCCAGCTTTACCTGGTTGTTGTTTTTGCGTAACACTTGTCGTATCATCGGGTCTTGGTGAAGGTCCTGTATAATTTCGATTTGCTTTATCTAAAAATGCGTATTTCGAGCCATCGCGAATAAACCCTCTCGGTTTCTTGGAGCTATTCGTCATTTCTGGCGGGATTGGTGGTCGATGAGCAGCTGGATTTGGTCCAATTCGAGCCACCGGTGGTGGAGCTACTGGTGCTACTGGTGTAATACGTTTCTGTTCTCTTTTACGTAATCGTTTTTGTATCTTTACAGGATTACGTACTTTACTTTCGTTATCGCTGTCGCTGTCGCTGCTACTGTCACTGTCACTACTATCAATATTCTTCGGAATCGGTTGGTTTGTTATACGAGAAACCACTTCGCGACCTCTCTTTTCCATTGTCTTAAAGAAGTTTTGTAGATTGTGACCAACCTGACCCATCCCTAAATAAAAGTCGTCATTTTTTGATAAACTACTCCACATAAACCATACAATCACAATAACTAGTATTATTTTTACTAATCCAGTAAAGGAGAATAAATCGCTTGAACCCGAATCAGCGTCACCGTCTGCGCTTCTTGTGCTAGTGTCAAGTGAAAGATCCGGCATTTTCACATCTTTAAATGTGTCTTGCGCTTTTTCAGTGATACTTGATAATATACCGGCCTTATCCATTTTTGAGCTAGAAGACATTCCACTATTCATACGTTCATTACCTGTAGGTATTCCAATATTTGTAAATTTAAAAGTCGGAAGTGACATTGTATACTATATATACTATACATTATTCATATGGACTATATTTTCGCGGAGCTTGTTGTGTCGGATTTGTAGAATTTGTGCTCGATTCACCGTTACCATCATTCGTCTTCCGTACTACTGTATTCATCGAATTCAATGCCTCTAGTCGTTTTATCGTACGTTCTAAATCACCATTCTTGTCGCCTTTATATCCTGCAGATGAAAATAGGTAATCTGTATCCGGACTTATTTCATGTTGTTTGATTTGTTTGTAAATAGCGTTAATATTATCAACTGCAGTTTCGATGACCAACCGGTCATTGATCATTTCGATTTTACTATCATATTCTGTTGTAAGAAGTGATATTGCAAAATAAATAAGGTAACGCCGTTTCTTACGTACACCTGGTGTGAACCTCACACAATATAACCGTAATAGACTATTCACGATTTTTTGTGTAAGTGGTGAATAATCATTCGTATTACCGCTTCGTGCAATAATAATATCCCACAACATCCAAATTGGGTCAAACTGGAGTTTATCATCCACTGGAATATGAGAACGACGCTCGCACCGACACGTCTCTTTTTTTGCTTTGCAAATTGTCTCAAATTCTACAATCCATTCTAACCAGTAACACGCCAATAATGTATTTTTTGAATCACGAGAGATATGATATGCAAACTCATTTACAGCGATAAATATTTCTTTGGGATCTCGTTCTCTAAAGAACTCTTGTGCATAATCCACACGTGGTGCTTTTAATCGTTGCGACATTGTCGCAATATCATATTCTTCTTTCTTCTTGATTTTTACACTATCGTACTTGTGTTGACGTTTCGAGTTTGCAAGAACACAAACGATTTCTGCAAAAAGTGATCGCATTTTTGGATGATTTCGCAAACGAAGTTCATTTCCAGCGTATCCATTTGATATAATTGATTTGAAACTCTCATATCGCATTTCGATATAAAGTGGTAGTTTAGGATTGGCTAAATGAATGTATTTACTTACAAATGTAATAATAATATCCCATAACTCGAGGTAATGTCCAGAACAAACAAGTTCTGCACTCCAGTAACAAGCTGGTTCGATTTTAGAACTCGACAAACTGTTCAGTAATTCTTTTCGTACATCTGTCTTTTTATAGGATGAAAAGGTGATACCTCGAAAGTCACTTTCACTTCGAATATCGTTGATTTCATATGGTTCAGACATTCGATCTGATCTACAGTTGTTAGTTATTATTTCTTGGGTTTTTTTTCGCGTGAGATTAACGATAAGAAATATTTTATAATCAAATACTAGTAGAAGTAGAAGTAGAAGTAGAAGTAGAAGTAGAAGTAGAAGTAGAAGTAGAAGTAAGCACAGATCACGAATTCATGCCATTTTTTACGTCATTTTCAAATTATGTTCGATCGTTCACACGATGGGAAATTCTAACAGTGATGTTGATCTTAATCATGATTCTATGTTTCATTAAGCGCGACTTTTCTATACATGCAGAGGGTTTTGAACAACGAGACAAATACAAGGTATTTGAAAACGATGAAATCTACGACAGTTTTTATGCAGATATTTATGATGAGCTCTTCATTCAGCCGAATAAGATACAAGCAGAAGTAGATGAAATCATTCATATTACGGATGCATTAAAGGGTACTGAAGAAGAAGTCAAAAAATTCAAAGTGTGTGACCTTGGATGCGGTAGAGGACATCACGTCGATCTTTTGAAGCATAAAGGCGTTACATCAGTGATTGGATGCGATAAATCAGATGCAATGCTTAAAAATGCAAGAGATCTATATCCGTCATGTAAGTTTGTGAAAGGCGATTTCATGAAACCTATGTTATTTAGTGATGAAGAATTCAATGTACTTACATGCTTCTATTTTACAGTGTATTATGTCAAAGACAAGCGCGCATTCTTTCGTAACTGTTATAAATGGCTCAAACCAGAGGGATATCTTATTCTTCATCTTGTAGACCGTAATCATTTTGACCCGGTCGTACCTGGAGGAAAACCTCTATTCTTGGTTTCCCCTCAAACCTACGCCAAAGAAAGGATTACCAATTCTCTCGTGAAGTTTCGTAGTTTTCAATATAAGTCTGACTTTATATCTCCACCTCCGACCAAGGGAAAGACTGACGCAAAGAAAACCACCAAGGAAAAGAATGTCGGCAAGTTTGTTGAAAAGATCGTCGACGATAAAACGGGGAAAGTTCGAGAGAATATTCATACCTATTACATGCCAACAAACCGAGAGATGCTTGAAATTGCAAAAGAGGTTGGGTTTACCGTCACTGGACAAGTTGATTTAGTTCATGTTCTCAATGAGTACCAGTATTTGTATATACTGAAAAAGGTTGCGTAACAGGATAGGTGCGCTTTTTGTAGTTATAATATAATGAAGTCATGGAATGCCCACCATTCTTTTTTCATTATATTATCCTTATTGTGTGTGTCTCGTTTATCACGTGCGTATGTATATTAAAATTCAATTACTTATTTTGGTATAGTCAACCGATCACATTTTGTTTCACACTACGACGATGGTATAAAGAAGGACGAGGTCAGGGTAATTGGCAGACGAGTATTATGAATCCATTATCTCTCGGTGAACGTTATAACAATGCAGTAATTTATTCGTTTGTGCATCATGTAAATCATGATAACGTAACTGTTTACGGAAATCGTGGTTTTTCCATCGAGGATGCACCGTATCAAGAGATCGCTTCATTTTTATCACGTCGAGAGAATGAACTCGAAGTACCTGGAAGACGGACTTGTTTGCCGAAACACGGGGACTTCATGAGTATATCTCAGGACAAACTAGAATACATTCTCTCGCAAGGAACGCATGGTCTCTCTGTTTTTATCGGTATTTGTTCAAATAAACAAAGGTCAAATAACATCAAAGGTGTATCTATTCTCACACCACGAATTATGCTATCATTCAGTGTAACAAAATCAGAACCACTACGATCCGTATCCATTTATGTATGCGAACATCTGGCATGGACAAAATACGTCACGCTTGAACGTGAATCTCTCGAACTCATCGAAACAACCGAATATATTCAGAAGTTTCGAGAGATTGCAGGAGAGCAGACATTATACAGATATAATGAAATTCCGTGGTTTGTTATCCCATTTACGACAATAAATACATATACCTTCATGAATACGAGTGGAATGTCGAGTGAAACATCGCGCAACCTGGATGATGGAATGTCAGTGATCCGTGTTTCATCTGCAAACTTCGCGCTTTTTTATTCGTTCGTAAATGAATGTTCGAGAGATTTCCGGTGTTGTATATGGAATGAATTGACACAACTGCAATCTCTCGTGCAAGGCGGAATATACCAGATATACATGCTCTTATTAAACAATATACGAGTTGTTGCAGTGTATATTTTTGAGTCGTCATGGATGAAAGTCAAGCCTGTTACACCATTGAATGCAAAACCAAGACCACAAAGTAAAAAAACACGCGGGAATCGAATATCTGCACTTCATGATTATATCTCTCGAACATCTACTGCAGTAGTAAAATATTTGCCGCCGGTTATGATACCAAAATATGACATTATGGGACGACGTATAAAAAACACTACGACGACGAATGATGAAATTCACGGTAGCGATGGCAAAAATACTAGTGAATTATCAAGTGAAGATATAATTCTTTTGAAGTCGTCGATTCGTGATAAAACATTGTGTGAAAATGATCTATTTGTGCGAGGATTTATGGCATCTGTTTATGACATGACACAGTCTAACAGGACAACGAATAATACATATGTTAGTATTGACACTCTTGCACATAACCATATCATAGTAGATATAATCAACGTAACCGAACTTTCGTCATGGAAAATGGTATCGTCTTATAAATGGTATTACATTCTATATAATGCCATTATACACCAGGAAATTATGTGTAAGGATGTATGTATTATTTAGCGACGATACATTCCGGTTTGTGCAAGTCTACGACCACCAAACATACTAAATCCTCCCGCACCACCTCTTGCCACGCCAGCAGTTGCTCCGCGTGTGAATGTATCAACAATGAAAATAATAAACACGCCTAAAAAGCAATATAATACAAGTTCTTCTATGACATGACCTGTTTTTTCATCCTTCTTCTCTTCTAACATATGAATAATGTAATTCAACTTTTCAATAAGAGCTGCATTCGTACCCGATACAGTCGAACCTCCACTTGTACTTCCTCCATTTGCAAGTTGTCCTGCGAGTGACTCTGCATAAGGCACGAATTGTTCGTAATATTGTGAAGCATATGTGCTTGTTTTGTTATCGGTTCCGCTAAATGAATCTGTCTTCGGTTTTGCAGCATCTTTCTTGGGCGCACCTGGGATTCCTGTTATTTTTTCGAAGTATGGCGATGACGCGGCGCCGGCATATGCATCAGTCGATGGGTTCATTCCTTCTAATAGTGTCGAGGAATACGATGTGCCTGGATTTAGGGAATTCATTTGGGTTGTTTTTCGTACTCCTCCTGAAGGTGTATTGCTAGATACACCCCGAACAATTCCAGAATGGGAGACATTTGTCGAATATACACCCATTCCCTGAGCTGGATAGGATGGTAAAAGGTTTTCACTTTCATCATCATCGCTATCTTCGCCACCTTTGCGATGAATATTTTCAATATAATCTTTGATCTGCTTTATTTTTTTACCGGCTTCTTGAATTACACCATCGCCTTTACCACTATCGTTTGAAATACTTGAAATTGCACCATTGGGAGATTGTAGTAATCCTTTTTCAGGTACAGTATCCGTATTTCTCGGAATCTTTAGGGTTCGGTTTCCATTGTTGGTTCCATTTCGGCGATTGTAAATCTTTGAGTTTTTATTGTTATTATTATCATTACTTTCGGTATATTCCGAAAAACCTAAAGATGTCATTTCTCCTATAAAAAAATGAGATTTTAATTCGTGAAGATTATCCTGGTTATATACGAAAAATATATTTGTTATGTATATAAGACGAAAATGGTGAAATTAGATCAAGGACTCACTTTAGGTGTTTTATTGGTAGTGATCGTAGTTATGATCCTTAAACCCAATCTTCTTGGGTTTTTATACAATAACGTTTTAGGCAAACTTATCTTTGTTGCAGCGATTGTCTTCCTTTCATTGAAACATACTGCAGCAGGATTGTTGGCGGTTGTATTTGTTGCGATTGTTGCAACCATGAGCGGTTATTATGGCTTTGAAGGATTTGAAGGCGAAGAAGCTTTTAACGAACAAGAAAAAGAGGGTTTGGAAGAACAAGAAAAAGAAGGTCTTGAAGAACAGCAAGGGGAAGGGTTCGATCAACAGTACACCGAAGGATATGACCAGCAGTACACCGAGGGATACGATCAACAGTACACCGAAGGGTTCGATCAACAGTATACAGAAGGGTATGACCAGCAGTATACCGAAGGATTATGCCAGGGTGAACACTGCGACTCAAAAGAAGGTTATGAAGGTGAACAAGAGTCTTTCACCGATTTAATTGAAGGAGCAACTGGCAAGGGTAAGGGTAAGCGCAAGTAATACCACAATGCTAACCATAAATCAATACATCTAAACGTGTCGATATGATCGTGTAAATGTATTGATTTATATCTATTATAATACTAGTACTAACAGTAGTATTATATAATATCGGTATAATGGAACTTACTTATTATTTAAATTATATTATCACATGGTTTTACCATAACGTTTTAGATACATCAACTACATATTCTATCGTAAAAGTATTAATTATTGTTGGTTTAGTATCATTATTAGTCTATCAACAGTATATATTATTTGTATTGTTATGTATTGTTGTTGTGTCTGCCGAATTCCTATTAAATAATGATAACGGAACAAGTGGAATAAAGGACTTATTCAAATTCAACGAGACAGATTCGTCGTCGTCGTCGTCGTCGTCGTCGAAGTATCGTCGTGAAGTAGATAAAGATGAATTGACAACAGGAGTTTCATTGACACGTGAAGGATTTTCACTTGGTCTCCCTAAGATTATTAAAGGAGACGATACTGGTGTCGATTATTATCGA